AGTTCCTTGAGTTCCTTGGGTTCCTTGAATACCTTGTGTGCCTTGAGTGCCTTGTGTTCCTTGGGTTCCTTGTGTTCCTTGTGTTCCTTGTGTTCCTTGTGTTCCTTGTGTTCCTTGGGTTCCTTGTGTTCCTTGAGTTCCTTGTGTTCCTTGGACACCCTGAATACCTTGCGTGCCAAGCATTTCAAGAAAAATTAATTCTGTAGTACCAATAACTATAGGATTAGGAGTTACTAATCTCCAAGTAGTGTTCTTGTTAATGTCTCCTTCATCAACGAGAACTATAGTTGAAGATACCAACCTTAAAGAGGAGTTTGCATCATCACTCCTGCTCCAAGATCCGGATCTTACGACATATATTCCGTTTTCTTTTGCATCATCTTGATCTTTAACAAGAACTCTTGATCCTATTTCTGCAGGAATGCCATCAACATAGACAGCTCCGTTGAGAACTATATTCTCTGTTGTCGCCAGCTTTACGCTTTTTTTGAAATTTAAACTAAAAACAGACGCATTTTCTACATAGGAATTAGACATACAGTATATATAATTTTATAAAAAATTAATCATTATAATTTTAAGCAATCAACTTGGTGTTGGCGTTGGTATGCAATAACAAACGTTTTCACACTTATTAAAATTTAATTTAATTCCATTTCCTTTTTCAACTCTTAAAACTATTGTGGTGTTTCCATCTACCACATCACAGATAAAACTATAATTTTCATTATATGGAACAAAATCTGGAGATCTATTATTCTGTTCTGATAAAGAGTTTTGAAAGTAATACTGTATGTTCTTACACACAGACTCGCTTCCGCAAATATCAAAACAACCAAATTGATTAGGTGTTAGTTCTGAAGAATCATAACAATCTTCCCAAAGAACAAATAAAGTATTAACTTCAAGTGTTGGTGTAGGTGTTGAGGTAGGTGTAGCTGTAGGTGTTGAGGGCGGTGTAGCTGTCGGCATAGAAGGACAACTTACTATTCTATTACAAGAATAGCCCAATAAATTCCATCTTGTAAAACCGTTACCTATTTTTAAAAACCCAGTATCATTTTCATATCCAAACTCACCAACTGATAAAATAGGATTAAGAATTTTCCATTTTGATGCTGTATAATTTTTAAATATTATTGTTACTGGCTGAGGTGTTGGGGTTGGGGTTGGCATTTTGTATTCCAATTGTTCAATAAATTTATATATTGAACTGATGTTTGTTTTGGTATAGACTAAATGAATGGTAATGAATGTAAAAATTAAAAAAAATAAAAAAACTTGTAAAAATTGCGATGAACCGATAGGTTCAAAATATACATATTGCAAAATATGTTTCAGGATAAAGCAAAAAAATGAAGCAACTCAAAATAAAAAAAGATCAGAAAGCAGGGGAAATAGAATCAGAGAGGACGCTAGGAGAAAGTATTTAGCAAGTGGTTTATCTAGAGAGTGCGTTGTCTGCAAATATTTTAAACATTTTGATGTTTGCCATATAAAAGATGTTTGCTCATTTTCAGAAGAAGTTTTAATAAGCGAAATAAATGAAATAGATAATTTAATAGCATTATGCAAAAATCATCATTGGGAGCTAGACAGAGACATGTTAGAAAAAAAAGATAGAATAAAAATTAAAAGACATTTAGAAAAGAGAAAAAAATGATTGGCGTTTGGCTAATAGGAGATCTTAAAACCCGCCCGGTGATGAAAAACCATCATAGAACTTTTGTTGCATCAACTCCTTTAGGTGATGATTACATGAGAGAAGGGGTCAAATTATGCAGAAAAAGAAAAAGAAAAAGTTATATTGCAGTTGCATTATTTGACGATCCCCGAGGCAAAAATTTAATTGGTTGGGCTATGTTAGATATTTTTTTGTCCAAACATAGTAAAAATGTAAGAACATATATATATGTTAAAACAAAATATAGAAGAAAGGGCTATGGAACAAGAATTCTTCAAAAAGCAAAAGAAGTTTCAAAAAAAAGATATAAATATAAAGGAATTAAAGTTTGTCCGCACAACAAGTCTAGTTTGAAGTTCTTTAAAAAAGCAAATATTAAAAAAGAAGAAGTTGTAAGAGGATATAGATACTAGACCTTACATTACAAATATTTTGCCTTCTAATCCATTAAAAACTGTATCGAGATATTGTTCGTATTTTAAAGCATTGTTGTGTAACATTTCGTTATATTCTTCATACGCAGTTTCATCTGTAGCGTTTTTTGTTCTGTAGTTTGGTTTTCCCCAAGCCATTTGTCTGGTTAAAATAAGAGATTTTGGGAGATCGTTAAAAGTTATTTTTCCTGTAATTATATATTGAGCAACGAGTTCATATACAAATTCATATCTACTTACAAGTTTGTTTTCTCTTGCACTTTTCATTTTGCCGATCGATGAAAATAAAGACTTCATAGCCTTGTCGGTATCCACCAATCCAGTGTGGGTATAATTATTATTATATGAAGATGGATTTATTCCATATACATATGATAATATTTCAAAAAAATCTCTTTCCATTTCTTTTGAAAAATATTTTTCAAAAACGCTATCACGCTTTATAGCGTGTCCTAGTCTATGTGCTAATGCCCAAGCGGTCATGGCAATTTTCTCGGTGCCAGTGTTGTTTGTAAAAATTACTGTTATAGTGTCTTCTTTTGGCTCTACATTTATACCTAAGTTATTTTTAACCCACTCTGATTCTACAGCTCCTACTTCCACATGCTTCATTCCGGAATAACTTCTTAAGAAATAAAAATCAAAATTATGTTTGACATTATTCCAGTGCCTGTGAATCTTCTCTACAGCTTTGGGATTTTCTAATATTCCCGTATCTTGTATGCTATATCCATATTTTCTTTTTGCGTCTGGTCCCCATTGTCCCAATAGTTGAAACTTAGAGATGGGCATTTCACTAAGTATGAAATTCTTAAAATTATCCATATTTTTATATATTATAAGTATAGATAAATATCATGAACTTTAAAAATTATTATGAAGCCAATTTATTATTATTAGGCAATCAAAAAATCAGTGAGAATTTAAAATACCACATAGAAAATGATATTAAATTATCTGAAAACGTGTTTAGAATTCATAGCGATTCTTATTTCTCCTTAATCAAAGAAGCTAGAAATCTATATAAACATAATCTTTTAGAAGTTTCCGATGAAGATGCAGACTTACTTGAAAGTGATTTAGGAGAAACAGCAGAATATGAAGGTCAAATAGTCTATTTAGATTCTCCGTTTTTGGAAGAAGAAGAAATAAATGAAGCTGAGTATCAAGGTAAAAAAGTAACAACAGGAAGACCTTTCAGGACACCAGGAGAAAAGAAAAAATTTGCCGTTTATGTTAAAACATCTTCTGGTAGAATTAAAAAAGTTCGTTTTGGTGATCCTAATATGAAAATAAGAGCAAGCAATCCAGCTAGAAGAAAAAGTTTTGCCGCTAGACATAAGTGCTCTGAAAAGAAAGATCGAACAACCCCAGGTTATTGGAGTTGTAGATCACATAGAATGAAAAGCTTAGGCACAAAAGATAAAGGTAAATATTGGTGAAAGAAGAATTTCCTTTTAAAGAAAAACAACTAGAGAAAAACACTTCAATAAGAGAGTTTGGCGAAAACATAGACTCTAAAGAGCTTATTTGGCACAAAGACAAAGAGGATAGAATTGTCGAAGTTTTAAGTAATGAAAATTGGTTTTTTCAAATGGACAATGAACTTCCTAAAAAACTAGAAGGAAAAGTTTTTGTGCCCAAAGAAACTTTCCACAGAGTTATAAAAGGTACCGGAAATCTGTCAGTAAAAATTACTAAATTATATACCTAAATATAAAATTAAGTATACTGCATATTGCTGAAATTAAAAATATCAAAGATACTATTGTGAGTAAAACCCCACTAATAACTATAAATGATTTTTTTTGTTTCTGAAGATAAAACCAATAAGATCCAGAAATTATTGTTGCAATTAATAATATAATACTCAGCATGATTTAAACCTCCCAAGGGAAAACAATCCAACGTTTGTCATTATATCTATCTATTTTCCTTGCATAAAAATCTACAACAAAATTTTGTCGTATATTATAAAACATTGAACAAAATTTTATATTTTTAAAATTACTATAAAGGTTCATTTCTGATACTTGTCTGAAGGTATCCCCGGTATCACAAATATCATCAACTATTAATATTTTTGTGAAATCAAAGACTAGATTTTTTTCTAAATCATATGAATCAAAGTTTTTTAATCCATTCTTATTTTGATAAGTAATGGTATGCATTGGTTTGTTTAAAAAGTGGCTTAAAACAACAGCAGGAGTTAATCCGCCTCTTTTTATGCCTACCACACAGTCAGGCAACCAATTTTCTTTATAAAGTTTTGAGCTTATAAGAAATATATCTTTGTTAAAATCTTCCCAAGAATAATTAACTTGATCTTTCATTTTAATCTCCTAATATTTTAAATATTAACCTTTTTTGAATGAAGATTCAATATATATTCCTGTATGTCAATCAGAATCGTAAACAAACCACTGCTGCTGGACGAATTATCAAATTTTGATACTTACGCTTGTCTTTTTATTAATTCTGTCGAATTAAATAAAAACAACCCTTCTTTTAATGAACCTTCTTTTAATGGATATTCACCATTTTTATTACATTCAAGTGGTTGGGGAGCATCAATTCAAGAAGAAGATTATTCAACAAAAACATATAATCAAGAAGTCTTTTGGACCAATAACGGAGAAGCAGTAGTTATAGAAGGATATTTTGTTAAAAATTTAAACAACAAAGTTCTTTGGTTTGATAAATTTGAAAATCCAATAACCATAGAAAATGGTGAAAAAATAAATGTATATCCTAAATTATATTTAAATAAATATGAAGATTTATTTAATACTTTTTTTATTTTTAAAATAATAAATCCTTATCCAAGTCCAATAGAATTAGATCCAGTTGTAACAATAACAAATGAACTTTGGGGAAGTGTTTTGTATTCAAAATCTTTAATAAGTTTTACAACTGGAGATTCAACTTATGAAATAATAAACAATTCTTTAAACTTAGCACTTAATCCACAAATACAACAAAGCAACATGTTTCCCTTTTCTTTTAAAATAAAATTACAACAACCTGGTTTTTATATAACCGAGAAATCTATATCAGTCTCAGAACCAGGTGCTTATGATATAAATCTTTATATGATAGAAGTAAGTTAATAGATTTCTTTGATATCAAGCAGATCAGAATAATTTATTTCATAATTATAATGATTTCCAAGTTTTGCAAATTTTTCATTTTTATTAGCGAGAATAAAGTCCCTGTGTTGATATCCAATTAAAACTGCACACGCTTTTTTAGTTTGTTTGTTTTCATTTTTTAAATAACCAAACACATATAAATCTTGTTTTAATTTTATCTTTTCGTTTTTATTGTTACGAACTTTAATTAAGCCTGCTTCATATCCTGGATATTTTGTCGCACACTTCATGTTTATTTTATTATTTTTATAATTAAAGTCCATAGTATCGCCGTATTCATGATATTCGGTATCAATTGGCAAATTGAACATTTTTCCAAACGCCATCTCTCCTATTCGACCAATTCTTTCTGCTTTTTTTTGATCAAACTCAGAATTAATGTGACCTTTATTTTGACTGCACCACATATTATTAGCAGCAGCCAAGCAGATTTCATACTCTTCTGGTTGTATGGTTACATGGTATATATTTTTAATTTTGCCATCAAAAAATGTTTTTTCTATTTTTACGTCTTTTAAATTCATGGCTAAATTTTAGCTTAAAAATAACACGACTTCAACTAAATAAAACTATGAAGTCAATAAAATTTCTAATTGAAAATAATGAAAATTTAGTTTCTGGTCCTGGGGTATCTCTTCTAAAGAGAACTTTTGAAAATATGTTTGAAAGAGGTGCACCTGTACAAGATGATTTTACTGGATTTAATAAAATTCACTATTCTTCCTATCAAACAATAACATTAGATCCAAGATATTCAGAACAAGCTATTCCAGTGGCAATGGCTAATAATATATTGTCGATCTTGGCAAGATATCAAAACACACAAGTAACAGATTATAAACGGATAAAAGAGCTTGTTGAAAAAGATATAAAAGACTCACTAAAAATAGAAGATTCAAAAGAAATAATTGTCTACACGGATGCAGCAAGACAATACGGAAAAATAAAAGTATATGTCCCAGGGGGAATTGATAAAAAAATAATAACAAAAATAAAAAATTTAATTGTAGAAAAAAAGAAATTAGTTAAAGTTAAAAACAATTACGGAGCAATGGACTATCCTGTTTTCAAATATTTTAATACGGATAAAAACCAATTAAATACATATTATATTCATCAAGATGTCATAGATGATGTTTTAAATCTTGTAAAAAGTGAAACAGGTTTAGAATATAAAGTGTCTGGTGCATCCTTAGCTGCTGCTTTGCCTGATACATCAACCCAACCTGCATCATCTCAAGAAATAGATATTATTGGAATTGAAGAAACAAGTCACGGTAAAAAAATTGCAATAACACTTAACGTAGACTACAACAAAAGCAGAGCAATATATGATGCTATGAAAGCCGCAAACTTAGTCCCTAGAGGATACGGCTATGTTGCTGGAAGACCTCCTAAATTCTTAATAGCAGCAGATAGTTTTGATCTTTATAATACTGTTAAACAAAAATTAATTGATGGAAAAGTGGATGTTTCTGTTTTAGATAAATTTGTTGAAGATAATAAGCTCTTCTCAGCAGATAGTCAAAAAGAAATAAGTTTTGAGAAAAAACCTGAAAGCGTTGTTTCAGCCAAACCGATTATTAAATTTAGTGATTCAAGCAATGGAACTAAAAATTCCATGACAGTGAATATACCATATGCAAGAATTTCCCCAGATCAAAAAGCCTTTTTAAAAGAATTAGTCCAGTACTCTTTTCCAGGTTATGAGTGGGACGGAAATAATTATGCATATATCGTATCTGGAAACTTTAAACAATATGCCTCATTTGGACAAATATTAAAAAAATTCGGCTATCACGTTGAAGACCTAAGAGATATAGTTACTAAAAAACTTGCAGGAGGCGGGCTCGATAGAACAGAACATGAAGGAAAAGTTTCTGAAGATTTTAAAGAAAAAATTGAAGAAAAACTTCCAGAATGTAAATTTGAACTTTTTAATCAACAAAAAGATGGAATTGCATTTTTATACGGAAGAAATCATGCAATTCTTGGTGATGCCACCGGCGTGGGGAAAACGATCATGGCAATTGCTGCTGCTGAATTAAAGATGCAAGATCTTGGCTCTAATTCAAAAACACTTGTATTAACTTTGAAGGCTGTTCAAAAACAATGGGTTGAAGAAATAAAAAATGTAGTAGGAGCAAACGCTCAAATATCTGAAAATGGATTAGACCCAAAAAGATGGACTGTTCTTTATTATGATAATTTTTCAAGTGGTAAAAACTTACAAAAAATTATAGAGACTACAAAAAATACAGGGTATGCTGTTGTTGTTTTTGATGAACTACATAAATTAAAACACTCAACTTCAAAAAGAAGTCAAAATCTTGAAGAAGCAACAGAAAACATTCCTTATAAGTGGGGAGCAAGTGCGACAATAAGTGCAAATAGAGCAATGGATGTTAGAAACCAACTTGTCATGGTTGGTCATCCACTTGGAAAAATATCTGAGAGTAAGTTTAAAAGAGATTTCGCTGGCATGGTTCCCGGAGGCTATAGAGGAGCATACACAGAAGGAACTTTTGAAGATAGAATTCGTGCTGCAGAAAAATTAAATAAATGGCTAAATCTTTCTGGGGTGTATGTTAGAAGAACGAAAGATGAATTAAGAGAAATGCCAAATCTTAGCGTAGGAACATCTGCAACCCCAATAGATCAAGATAAATTTGAAAGAGATTTAAGAGAAAAATTAAGAGGATATAAAGATCCAGAATTAGCAATAAGCGAGCTAATAGCTAGTCGAGAGATATTAGCTAATCTTAAAGTAGACCACACAGTAGAAACTGCGGTTGATATTGTTAATAAAAATTTAAAAAAGCCAGAAAACAATTACGCTGCCAGTAAGGTTGTAATCTTTACAAATTTTACAAACCCTGGAAAAAATATTTATGACAAACTTTCAAGTAGATTGAAAGAAATAGATCCTAATTTTAAAGTTTTAACATATCTTTCTATGACAAAAAAATCTGAAAGAGAAAAAGTTAAAGAAATTTTTACAAATGATCCAAACACAAAAGCTTTAGTGATGAGTATGAAAATGGGTGGAACTGGCATAAGCTTTCCCAACGCCAGCCAGAATATGATTATCAATGATTTCGACTGGACACCAGAAAGTGCAGAACAAAGTGAAGGAAGAATTTATAGAATTAATACCAATCATCCTGTTAATATAACATACACATTGACTGATGGGTTGGATACTGAATTATTTACTGTTGTTCAAAGAAAAAGAAAACTTGCAGAGATGATTCAAAAATATCGAAAAGAATATCAAGAAAAAGAAGTTGATGAGTCGTTAATTCAAAAAATTGTTGATGCACAAAAGAAGATGCAGGAAATAGATGAAGAAATTAGAACTTTAATTGCTGGTGCCGCAGCCAAAGCAATGAAAGAGAGCTATTCATTTAAGGATTATTTAGAATTTTTTAATATATAAAATAAAAGGAAATACACAATGCCATCGAAATCCCGAAGCCAACAAAGACTTTTTGGTGCTGTTCATAGATGCCAAAAAACTGGGGAATGTTCAAGCCCTAAAATTAAAAAAATTGCTGACAGTATAAGCAAGAAAGGTGCCAAAGAGTTTGCAGAAACAAAACATAAAGGATTGCCAAAAAAAATTAAAAAGAAAAAAGGCAAATTTACAGAGTGGTTAAATAATAAAAACTTATCTGAAGACTGTGATATTAAAAACTATATGTTCTTTTCTAATTTAAAAGTTATTAAGGATAAAATAGATCATTTGTTATCTGTGGATCCTTATTTAATTGATGAGATGCTTGAAGATGGTCATGATTGGGCTAGAGATCATTTAGCTACGTCTAAGGATGATATTGAGGAAGTTTACAATTGGATAACTTCTAATTTATAAGGAACAACAAAATGAATAGATTTAAAGATTATCTGACAAAAAAACATCCCAATTTTAGAATTGAAGAGAGCATATTGGGGGCATTAGGCGGTCTAGCCTTAGGGGCGGCGGCTGTAACTAAAACTGCTATTGATCGAAGTAGGGGCATAAAAACATCATATGCAAATAATTCGAACGGCTACGGGGATAGTAGCGGCGAGGAGCGTAGTGTTGATAATAAAAACTATGATCAAGGATATAAAACAAAATATTTAGTAAATCGTTTTATAAATCAGCATTGGAATTGGGATAAAATAATAAATGATGGAATTATAAGGTTTGGATATTTATATCATACAGGTTCGGAGAATTTAAAAGATGATGACTTTACACCAGTGCTGAAAGCAGATAGAAATCTAAATCTAAAAATAAGTTTTAAAAACAAACAAACAGGAAAAATTGTTCTTCCCAGTGCTGGTAAAAGGTGGCTAATTTATAATGCAAAGAATTATTGGACTGACGATCTTATAAAGAAGTTTTATAAAAGTTTAGAACTGGAGAGAAAAACTCCTGAAGATTATAATGGAGAGTTGTTAGGTAACTAAAATTATGCAATTTACAAAAATACAAATTAGGAATGGAACTTATCAAGAATGGCACGACACAAATCCAGTACTAGCTATGGCAGAGCCTGGTTTTGAATCTGATACGGGCATGTTTAAGATTGGAGATGGAAGCACTCCATGGAATGATCTTCTGTATATGTCGTGTTGTATTGATGGTGTCACACCAACACCAACTAAAACTCCTACACCCACACCAACAAAGACTCCTACACCCACACCAACAAAGACTCCTACACCCACACCTACAAAGACTCCTACACCCACACCTACAAAGACTCCTGCACCCACGCCAACAGCTACACCAACACCCACATGAAAAAAAGAATATTTTTAGTTTTTACTGCTTTTTTATTAACTTTAATTGTTTTTTTCTGTCTTTTTGGCTTTGTAGATCATGAATCACCTAGTCTTGAACAAATTTCTTTTACAATAGATGCTCCTTACTTAAATGTTGTTCAAAACCTCGCAAAAAAAGATGCATTAGAGCAAATTATTAAGGAAAATAATGCTATTTTGACTGAAAAGAAGTGGGAAAAATTTGATGTTGAGGTACCAAAAAGGCGTTTAAGACTAAAAGAATACAAAATTAGTGGTATTTTGCACTTTATTGTTGAAAAAAACGATAAATTCCTCGGAGATTTGGTAATTCCTTTTACACAAAACATAAACTTTGATAAAAATGCTCTAAAAATAGACATAAAATCAGAAAATGAACAAAAAAACATAGTTAAATACAATAAAAACATAAAAATCACACCAATTTCCGATGAAAATAAAACTTTTTTTGAAATTAGCAACAAATTGATCATTAAAAATAAGATTTTTTTCTTGTTTAGAGATTTTATGGACAAAAAAGTTGTTGAGAGCAATAAAAAAGACATAAAACAACTTGAAGCCAACTTAAAAAACACAATAAATCGTTCAAGTGATTCTAAAATTTCTATAAAATTTAAATAAGGAAGGATAATTATGAAAAATATATTAATATTTGTTTTTTTATCATTTTTAGCAGGATGTTCTCCTAAAAAATGTGATTGTTTAAACGAAAATTGTGGAGAAAAGTGCAAACTTCAGTGTGAGGAAAATAGATGCACTCCCGGAGAGAAGTGTTGTGAAAAGTGTACATGTGATCCATATAAAAAATAGTCAAAAAGAGTTTTAAATACTATTTTAGTAGTATGAACCACAAGAACATACTAGTAACCGGAGGATCGGGCTTAGTCGGAAGTGCAATACAGCAAATTGCAGATGAAAAGTTTGTTTTTCTATCTTCAAAAGACTGTAATCTACTGGATTATAGTCAATCTATGGATAAGGTATCAGAAATTCAACCAGACTGCGTAATCCATTTAGCAGCTAATGTTGGAGGGCTATTTAAAAACATAAATCAAAAAGTACAAATGTTCGAAGATAATGTTCTTATTAATTTAAACATATTAAAGATTTGTAAAAAGTTAAATGTCAAAAAATTTATCGGCTGTTTATCAACATGTGTATTCCCAGATAAAACAAGATATCCAATAGATGAAAATATGCTTTTTAATGGACCTCCTCACGACTCTAATTATGGATATGCTTATGCAAAAAGAATGCTAGAGGTCCAGTGTAGAACTTATAGAGAGCAGTATAGCCTTGACTATAGTTGTGTGATACCAACAAACATTTATGGACCATGTGATAATTTTAATTTAGAAGACGCTCATGTAATTCCAGCTCTTATACATAAGTGTTTTTTAGCAAAAAGTAATAATGAAGATTTTATTGTTTCAGGAAGTGGCAGACCAGTAAGACAATTTTTATACTCCTTAGATTTAGCTAAAATTATAATAAAATTATTGGAAATTGAATACAATGAAACAATAATTATCAGTCCAGAAGAAGAAGTTAGTATACTTAATGTTTCAACAATAATAGCAAATAAATTTGAGTATACAGATCGAATAAAATTTGATTCGTCTAAGCCAGATGGACAATACAAAAAAACTGCATGCAACAAAAGATTAAGAAATATAATACCTGACTACAAATTCACAGACATAAAAGAAGGTCTGAGTAAAACAATAGATTGGTTTTTAGAAAATCAAAATAAGATTAGAGTTTAGTTTAAAGAAAAAATAGTTATATTTTTTAATATATACATTTATGATATCATTTAAAGACTGGATAATAGCAAGAGAATCAAGTCCCGCAACAAGATTGCGTTGGGATGCTGCGTTGGGATTAAAACCACCCATACCCCCAGCTTCGGTACACAGCCATTCTACCGGACTATCTTGGCAAGTAGAAAAATTAAAAGGCAAGGGCAAGAAAAGAAGAAAGAAAAGAAAGCACAACAGCTAGAAACTTCTTCTTTAAACTTCATATTCTCGACATAGATAAGTAACCAATATTCCGTAAACTATAAAGACCACGGACATTATTAAGTGTCCGTGGTCTTTAAGTAATCCAAGATCGTTGTTTTCCATACAGGCAATATAGTTTACTTAATTATATTCTTGCCTTTACTTGGGGATAATAAACTCAACTCTTTAACCAAGTGTTCAAAAGATTCTTTCATATTTTTATTTTTAATAACGTATCTTAATAAAGGAACATATGTATTTGATTTTTCTCCAAGCTTAACACCAAGACTTCTTACTAAATTACGGAGATCAATAGGCATATCTGCAGAATTTTTTGGCTCAAACAGCCCTTTAACTCTACTTACTTGAACAAGAACAAGCTGATCCACCAGCCCTACAAATAATTGTAATGCTTGTTTGTTTTTAGATAAATATTTCAACAAAGGAAGATAAGTATTTGCTTTTTCTCCGATCCTAACAGACAGCTTTTTTAGCACTCTTTGTGTTTCTTTAGGATCAACTTCTTCTGCTGAAGAGTCATTTTTTGCTTCGACTTCTTCATGATATTGATTTTCACTTATCACTCCGCTCAAATATAAAAGATAATTATCTACTTTTTTCATACTTTCTCCTTTGTTGTATATATTATATAAATTTATAATTTTTAAAAATTCATATTGTATATAATTATATGAATTTCAAAAACTGGCTAGAAAACAAAACTCCAATAGGGCAATGTTTCAGTTATGCTAATAGTTTAGCTCAAGAAATGCTAGAAGATGGTATAATAGATGAAAAGGACATATTCATATGTCATGGAATGGTAGAAAAACCACACGCTTTAAATGTAAAAAGATACCTTCATGCATGGGTAGAAACAAAAGATAGGGTATATGATTGGCAAATGTCATTGGTAAAAAATAGCTTGCCTAAAAATGAATTTTATGAATTGTTCAAACCAACAGATGTTATAAAATATACAGTTGAAGAGTCTATGAAAAATTGTCTAAGACACAAACATCATGGACCTTGGTAAATTAAACATGTTGGATATAATTGTTTAGTTTTATTATCCCTTGATTAATTGAAATATAAGTGCAGGAACTCTCAGTCCAACAGCCACTATTATAGTATTCTGCTTTTTCAGAAATATCTCTCATTTCCAAGTGTGTATGTCCACAACAAATAACATTGCATTTTTTTGACAAACAATATTGTTTTGCTCTTTCGCAAATTTGTGCCGAACATCTTAAAAATGTCTTACTGCTTCTCTTCACCAAAGTAGAATAATAAAATCCTGTATTGTAATAACCATCCATTCTTTGCAACAATCGATAGCAATAATCAGCAACCTTAGTAAACATAGGGTATTTTGATATGAAGTTGTCAAATATATCACCATGTAAAATTAGTATTTTCTTATCTCCGCTAATAAAAAAATACTCTTCGATAAAATCTACTCCAATCAAATGAGAAACCATTTCTGCTGGTCCGTCATGATTCCCACTAATCCATATTAATTTTATTTTTTTTGATAATTTTCTAATTTGCGATAATATTTTCCAATGACTTTTCTTTAGTTTCCTAAAATCCCAACTATCGAATAAGTCTCCGTTTATTATAAGAGTGTTGGTATGTATTAAACCTTCCTCTATCTCCATTAGAAAGCTTAATAGTTTTTTTGATTGACAGACCTCACTACCGATATGTATATCACTAATAATAATGGCTTCATTCATATAATTTATTTATTATTTCCATCTAAATATTAAATTACCTTTAAATTTTAGATCGGATTTTACAATGTAAGCAATATCAAGACCCATAAAGATAGCATTGTTGTTATGATTTAATATTCTGTTTAGTTTTTTTGAAGATTTTTCAATTAAATTAAAAACAATATCGCATTCATAATCAAGCATAATTTGGTATCTAAGTCTTGCTTTTTCAAAATCATAAGATATATTATCTAATAATCCTGTTAAACAGTAGATATTCATTGGCATTTCTTGACTTCTTCCGCTTTTCATTTTTAAAAAATTGTTATTAACTGCAACCAATCTTCTAATAATAGGTATTGAAAGCCTCATAAACACAGTGTTGTCATGTTGGCAATAATCATTAAATTCAAACTGTGTTTCAAATAAATAGCATAAATTTAATTTATCTTCGTCTGGAATATTATTTAACATCCCTGTCCCACCCCAGACAATTAATAGCTCTTCATCACTTTTCATAAAAAATCTTTTTAAAAAACTTCAAAAAAATAGTATAATATATTATGAAGAAAAACTCAACAGATGAGAAATTATCTAAAATTGCAAAATTGTGCCAAGAAGCAGTAGAAGAACAAAAGAAACGAGAGTCTAAATTAGGGTATGGATTAGATGACTACACAGAAGGAAGAATAGTCGGAGCAGCAAATTTAGCAAGAAAGATAATTAGAGAAATTAAAGAAATTAATTAGTTAAAAAAGTTATCAATTAGTTTCTTCCGGCTTTTTCTCTCGAATATGAATTAGTTTTGTGAACAAACAGAAAAATACAAGTCAACTACAGCCTATATATTTATATGACTCATTGGCATAACATACTGGGCATAAGCCCAACGAGCAGTAGAGAAGAAATAATGAAAGCCTATAGAAAAAAGGCTTTAGAATTTCACCCAGACGTTAACAAATCTTCCGATGCAGCCTCTAAATTTAAAGAAATAAATGATGCGTTCAGAGTATTAACAGATCCCAATTATAAACCATACCAACCTCCTAAACCAAAACCTAGACCCTCTAAATTTGATGTTTGGGACAATCCCTCCGAAACTTTTAAAGATTCAATGGCAGGTCAATATTGCGGCGATAGATGGGAAGAGCCAGAAGTTTTTGTTGATTCTATGTCTGGAAATTATGAATCTGGTGATAAATTTATTCCAAGAACAACCTGGAAACAGACAAAAGAAAAAGAAGTTGATTTATGGAAAAATAAAAAAGATGTTGTAGAGATCTTTTGGAAAGAATACGAAAGATTAAAATCTTCTATGGCTTATGAAGACTCTGATGAATTCTGGAAAAAACTAGACGAGTATATGAGCAACTTATGATCTTTTAGAGTCACCCGTGGGAGTCGAACCCACAGTGAGGTTTCCCTCGCCAGATTACAAATCTGGTCCAATGCCAATTCTGGTCAGGGTGACTAAATTTGTATAGTCTTGTGAAAACTTCTTGCTCCGTTTAAAAATCCAACTAAATAACTACAAATTGCAACTTTGTCTATGCTTATATTTATACCGCTTTCGGACACAGGTGCAAAATTAACAATTTGATATTCACAAACACTTACTTTATAATATAATGTATAAAGTTTCTTTTCAATTTTTTTAAAAAGTTTTTTCTCTACAAAAACGTATTCTTCTAAATAATACTTTTCATTTAAATTTCTAACTTCTTGAAATAAATCATTTACAAAACTATCATTTACTTTTTCAAAGGCTTTAATCTCATGTTCGTTAAAATATGTATAAATCATGTTGGGCGGAACTTTTTCTCTATCGATATAAATTAAAGATTAACGCTTTATATCAGATTCGGTAAAACTTCCTAATCTTGACAAAACAGAGAAGAAAAATGAAGAGCCACCAGGCGACCCAGTACGTGTACCAGGTGTGAAAAATAATATATAAGGAGCAAATATTGGCAAAGTTAAATTTGAAGTTGGATATTTACCACCAGCAACACTAACAGTAAAAGAATCAGGATCCAAACAAGCAGGAATAACAAATAGATCTATATGCTTCTGAATTTTTAAAGATTCAATATACTTATAGTATTTAAGATTGCCATTGCCATGAATATCATTTATGCATAGCTTATTTTTAATCTTATCTATTAAATCTTCAGGTCCTATGATATAATCATAAGATTTTAGCATTTCTTCCAACATTTCATCAGACATTGGACCAGCCAAAGCATCCATCCAAGGTTCAAAACTCATTTTATTCAATAGATTACTAAAAATATAAGAATCAATTTCTGATGCCATAGAATCTGCATAAACTTCTTTTATTTGATCAAAGTTTGCTTTTGAAAATAAATTAAAACCAAACTTTAATGTCTTAGCGGCTATACCTTCACTTGAAACTGTAAGCGTGTTATTAGTAGTATTACTGAAATAAACCAAACTTGCAGGACCTGTCATTGGTTGAACTGAAACCATATGTTTAAATCTTGATCGCAACCAAGATTCTTTTGTAAGCCATAGCATTTGCTTTGTTGAAAAAACAGAATCAACATTAGGAGATAATCGATGATCATATGTATTTGATAAAAGAATTGAAAGAAGCCTTCTTTGATCAAGATCTTTTATATCTTCGACAAATTCTTTCCAATATTCATATCCTTTGTAATTCTCAGTGAGACTTTGTGTGCTTTCCCACATATAATATACACGCTGGGCGGTTTCAGGCTTAGGGGGATTTTTCGAAAGATAATCTCTTATTTGATCCAGTGAATAACGTCTATGATTACCCGTTGTTCTAGACGCTAAGAATTTACCTTCTATGTCCCAATCTCTTAGTGTGTTTTCGCAAACACCTAATAATTTTGCTGCTTCACTTATACTTAACATATTCTCTTCCATACTTACTACCTCCTATTGGTTAATACTAATATAGTAGATTTTTTTAAAAGTAGTAGATTTTAATTTTTCGGGCGGAACTTTTTCTCTATCGATACAAATTAAAGATTAACGGTTTTAAATACTATTCTTTATTCGCCAAATTCTTTCTTTAATGACTCATACATTTTGCGGCGAGCTTCTTTTTCTTTTTTATTATTTAATTTTTCTTTTGAAAGCTTTTTCATTCTTGATGTATATTCTTTATCATTTTCAGGACGATGTTTGTAAAGATAATGTCCATGATAGCTACAATCTCCGTCCCCGAGCCCGCAGCCTCCCCGAAAATGCTCTTCAATACCTTCCCAACCTTCTGCTAAATTAAACTGGAGATTAGAAATTACATCTTCAAGCCTACCATTGAAACCAATATCATAATCAAAGTTAATTTCTTTTACAATTTTTCTTTTCATGAATTTAATTCCTTTGTGTCGTAAAGAACTCTTGCCGAAAGATTGTCTATTGAGTGTAAAAAGCCTGCTAATTGAGATGCTACTCTTTTTTCCTTAGAATAATCAGATCCTTCTCCGTGAGCATATTTAAGAGCGTTTTTCTCTTGATCATCAAGAACTATATTATACTTTTCAAGTAAAATTTCAGTGGGTTCAGGTGTCATATCATTGTATTTAAATATTTTCTCTATATCGTGAAAATAAACAACTACTATAACGCTTTCAAAACTAAATTCTAAAGATACATTATTATCTTTAAAGAACTTATATAAGTTTTGCCCTAAAATAAAACAATGAACTTCTGTCGCCTCTGAAACGAGCGGGTTGCGACCCAGAGCGGTACCGTAAATGCTCAGGTGGACTGCGGTATTGGCCGCCGGCCACAGAGTAGCCGAGGTCGTCATACCGGCAGAGATTGCCAGAAAAAAGCCCCACCTCACCTGGAACATAGTTTTTACACATCCATGGACGGCG